TTTCCTGTACTGAAACGCAACATGTTCTGTAACGTGAGCAGAAAGAGCCGCTTGTATTGCGCCAGCAAATGGAGACTGAGCTACGATTTCTTTTAGCTTTGGATCTTCTGCTGCGGCCAAGTGTACAGCAATGTGAGCCTCGTGATCCTGATACTTAAACGCCTTGACTGGCTCTTGTTTAAGCATGGACATATTTTCACTTACAGGATCTGCTGCTTTTATATCGTCTGGCAGTTTAATAATTTCTTCAGCATCTTTAATGCCCAGAACCTCAAGCATTTGACGATGTAGCTTTCCAAGGTCATAAAGCTGGGGTGCCTGTTGAGCAAGCTGCAAAGCCGCCTGATACTGCACAACCCTTTGCGCCATTGTTGCTGCGTTAGGGTCAGACACGGGTATTACGTCAATACGACCATCAAAATCTTTTTGCCTGTTGAAGTCACCATCTTGCTCATAAGAGTATTCTGGTGGCATGTAATCCTTAATAATTTTGGCTAGAAGTCTTAACTCGTTTTTTAAAGCATGATGAAGGCGAGCCTGAACACCAGACATAACCTTCATACTTCGCTCCATTAACGCGAGCGTAGTTCCGACCGGAGCTTGCGGGTTGAGGTTTCCAACTTGTACATCAGCCACGGAGCCAATCCTTCGCCCCTCTTCCACGATGTTTCCAAGCAACTGGTATAATACCGATGATGGCTCCTTGTAAGGAAGGAATGCAATCGAATCCCGAATTGCACCACCCGGTACGTCCACATCGCGGAACTCACCCGGCATGAGAGGCGAATCGTCACCTTTAATACGCAATCCGCGAGCTTTAAGACCAGCAGGGAGGTTGGATAACGTACCCGCATCAATAAGCTGACGAAGAATGCTTGTGGCACTTTTAGCAAGACCACCAATAAGGTGAATAAGACCCGTCCCATAAAACCCAAGTCCCGGTAGGTATCTATAGTGAACAAAGTGTTGTCTCTTACGCTTTTTAGGATCGTCTTCATACCAATTTCTCCTGACTGACAAGACGGTTTCAGACGATTTGTCTATGGTGACAATATACGGCCTTGCAATACCGTCAGGATCTTCAAATGGCTCTGGCATAAGAAGATCAACATGCATTTCCAAAAGGGTGTGCCTGTCGTCCTCTTCAAGAACAGCGGTTTCTCCCTCAATCTCATCGTATTTTTCTTGGATGTCTGAATAGTCTGGCTCTGGATCAGGCAAATCGACATCGACATAAAACCCATTAACCTGAAGCTCAACTATTTCATTCGGAGTTTTTTTCATAACATGGGTGTAACGGGGAGATGTCATTAAATCTGAAGCGCCATAAGAAACCACAAAGTCCTCTGCTGGAACAAACATGGCACACGGACGCTCCATGATTGGATCATAGTAAACTTTTTTGAACGATGATCCGGCCAAAGGCAGTCTGAACAACATTTGTTCAGTTTCGTCACGATACTCTGTCATCTCTTCTGTTAAGAGATAATTCATTTCGTTTTCGATTCGTTGCGCTTGCTTTACTTTTTCGTAATCTTTCTTGCCAATAAGCTTTGTTCTTACTGGGCCAGAAGCTGGGAATATCTCACCCATAGCCTGCGCTTGGAACCTAACCGTTGCCTCTGTGAGAACTGGGTGAAACACGCCTGAAGCTCCCTGCCAAGGCTGTGTTCTTTCTTCGATCTTCATGCCAAGAAGATCCAAACCTTTGACATACGCCCTAGCCCAGTCTTTTCTTGACTGACGATCAGAGATAAAATCTTCTATCAATTCAGAGGCCAATCCCTGCAAATCAGGCTCATCAATAAACTCAGCTAAATTAGCGTCATGCTCAGGGCCAGTGAGTTCCTCTGTCATTTCCCCGGTAAAATCAATTATCATGCCGCTTTCTTCATCTCCTATGCTGATAGCATCAGGATTTACGACCTCAATTTTTACATCCTCAGAGCCTTCGACATCAAGAGATGAGGGCGTCATTGGTTTTTCAATAGCCATTTTAAAATACTTCCTTTTTCTCGGTGTCGAGTTTTTTCATTATAACAGCATGACGGGCATGATGTGAACCTTCCATATGGCTTGCAACTTCCCACCCTAATTTTTTAAAATTTTTTACTTCTCCGTGAGGCACAAATCTATAAATGCTAGAATTATTTTCAATAGTATTCGACTGCTCTTCTGTATTTAGGTTCGTCATCCCATTCATCCATTGTACTTCTAATCCACCCCCCTTGACGAAACCTAAGCAACGCCTGTGTTGTGGAGTCAACAAGATCATCGTGATCTCCCGCTGGAAAAGCAGCGCACTCTTCCATTACCTCATCAGCCCACCTAGTTGGTGGACACCATATCACGCCACTAGCAAACAAATCACTAACAGCGTTAACACGGGCTATTTTGTCCTGTCCTCTGGACGGAGTAAACTCTGTAACAGGTATACCCATTGCCCTAAGTTCAAAAATAAGCGGGGAACCAGCGGCTTTTGCTTCAACAATCATCTGATCAGGCTCAAATTCCCAATATTTATCGTATGCTGCCCTTTTTAGCTCTGGAAACTCCAGTTTCTCCTTATATGCGTCCAGCAATATAAGGTTTGGCATCATTTCTCCACTTTCATTAGGGTGCTGAAACACCCCCCAAGTGGTACAAGCGCTGTAATCTGCGCGTTGCGTTTTCAAAAACGCTGTATCCCAGCTTTGAATTATAGCTTCGCACGGTGGCGGGCCTTCTTTTTCCCACTCTTGCCACCATTCGCGCTTAATTAACGCACCTTCCTCAGAAGTAGGGTCTTGCTGGTACTGTGCAGACCACTTAGACACAGGCAATTCAGCTTTTAGTGCCTCTAACTGTTCCAAAGGCCAGAACTCAGGCCACAAAGGATCGCCAGACGGCATAATTGCTGGCAGTTCTATAACTTCCCAGTCATCCACACCCTCTTTTTGGGTTACTGATTTAATTATTTTACCAGTTAGGTCTCTTGTAGACCATCTGGTCATAACAATTATTATCGATCCACCGGGTTGCAGCCTCTGTCTTGGCCCCGATGTATACCATTCGTACACCTTGTCGTAGACTTCTGGGTTGTAAGCCCCCAGTGCCGCCTCCTGCTCCGAGTGGGGGTCGTCAATAATGAGAACGTCAGCACCTTTACCAGTAACTGCACCACCAACACCAATAGCAAAGTAATCACCCCGCTTGTTTGTATTCCAACGCCCAGCAGCCTTGGAGTCAGATGAAAGTTCTATGCCCGGAAAAACTTCTTGGAAGTCATCCTGACCAATAAGGTTTCTGACCTTACGCCCAAATCCCACAGCAAGCTCTGCCGTGTGCGCTGTCTGTATTATTTTTTTTTCTGGATAACGCCCTAGGAACCAAGCCGGAAACAAAAAGGATGCAAACTCAGACTTGGTATGCCTTGGTGGCATATTGATTATCAAGCGCTTTAACTCGCCCTTAGCCACCCTTTCAAAGGCATCTGCCATTACTTCATGATGTTTGCCAGCAATAAACGCAGGCCACATTTTATTCACAAAGGTCAGAAAGTCTGTCCTAGATGCCTCTTTCTCCTTGGCGTTTTCAAGCTCAAGAAGAAGGTCAAGCATTTCCTTCTGGTCCTCTATTGGCAGTTGACCAATTTTTGACTTTACAGCGGCAAGCTCTTTCATGTGCCGATCATGTCTAGTTTTTTACACTTGTACTTGTATTTTGCTGTGTAATACTCAGGGCCAAACATTTTTGTTGACTCTATCATCTCAGCAACCCTTTCTATGCAAGCCTCTCTATCTGGGTACGGGCCTCTTTCGTCTTCCATTTCCGCACAAAAATCCGGTAATGAGGCAAGGCACACCATTATGAATGCTTTAAACATCTTCGTCTCCCACGCATCTGTTTAACAATACCGACTTCGCAAGCTCTAAAAGAAACACCATATCAGGAGCTTTTCCGTGAGATGTTCCCATAAATAGCTTGCCTTCTTTGGTCCACCCAACAACAAGAGCCTCAATCATTTCGACATCCTCACAGATGCTTTGAAGCATTTCGTTTGGGTCTAAAGCATCCTCATCAGTAATCATTCTACTGTTGGGGAACTCTATTATGTTATCTGACATCCAATCTCCCTCTCCCAAATAATGACGGCGGGGAGCGGAGAGGAACTCGCTCAACCCGCCGGGGGTACTGGGAGACTTGTACCCCGCAAGCAGTATATCTGCTATATCTCTTTTGCGCCATCCCTGTCTATCAGTATGTTAATTTTCTGTATCCTGTTTTTCAGCTTCTGGATGATTGCTTCCATCTCTTTTACCGACTTCTCTCTTTTTTTTCCCTCTTTGGGAAGATATACATCTACCTGAGAATCACATTTAGGACATGAAAGATTTGTTACCATGCAGAAAACATCATCCTCCAGATCGTCATCTCCACCCCAGATCAATTCCTGTGTTTTACAGTGCCAACAATACATTTGAAATCCCCTTAATTATAATATATATTATATATATATATATACTAATATATTATAATATACTAATTAAGGGTTTTTCGGGAGACAAAAATGCCCTATTTGCAGAGCAATATACCCCACTTCAAGTGTTGGGTAAGGCGTGAATATACATGCAATCATGTGAACTACCACGGTGAGTTTCTGCACGCTATGTGTATTGCTGTGACAACCATGCCCAATAGGTGTTTAAGTTTTCAGGTAATATTCACAGGTTGTGAATCAGATGACGGTGATGAGCCTAATGTCCACGGGGGTGCGATGTGGGCCAGAATGCCGATAACAGCCTTA